GGGTTAAAAACAATTTTGTTAAATGGGTATGGAATATTATAAGTTATAGCAAATAATAATAAAAATAAATAAATTACAAAGGTCTGGGCAATTTGAGGTTATATTCCAGTTTTAAAAACTCCTCAGCATGCTGTGCCTAGTGTAATGCTAACTAAATTAAATAAATATATTAAATAAGGTATATTATTACAAATAAAATAGATAAATAATCAAATAAATAAATAAAATGTTATAAATAAATGTCTCTACGTCAAATTAATACGGTGATATGTGGTTGGGTTTGGATATCGAACAAATTCCCACTTTACTTGTGGGATTCCCATGAAAACTCCTACTCTTGTCTCATCACCAAAAGCAACCGAAACTACCTCATAGAACTGTTGCGAATCTGCAGCAACACCTCCGTTGAATCCTGCCATATATAGAAGTCTATAAAAGCGGTCGATGTAAAAAGCATCAGTTGACTTATCCCAGAAATTCTCAATCAACAAGCTGTGATAGAAAGAATTGAATGGAATTTCAAACTCAGCTACTTGAGTCGCTGAAAATCTAGCAAGTGCTGGAGAACACAAATTTTGACCATATCCGGGAAAAATATTCGGATTAGAGTTCGTAGCATCAGTGGCGTCAATTGGAACAAATGGTATTGCCTGAATAAATCCCTCGACAACAACCGGCATTTCGAATGATTCTGACTTCACTTTAAAACTATGCTTAACACGCATTGGACCTCGAAACAATCTAAACATAGTGAAAAGTGCCAATTGCACGCCTTGAAATTGGATTGGTGAACGCTCATAAATAACCCCATTTCCTCCCGGAGATACAGCACGTGTTTCAGAGTTTTCATTTTGCAAAAGGACATATCGCTTTGCTAGTTCTCTCAGATTACGATAGGATTCTCCGAAATGTGGGACTTTCAGATCATAAGTCTTTGCCCTTGCAACTGCTAAGGGTAATGCTTGTTTATCAGTCAAAGTTTTATCATTCAGATCGCCCGCTTCTCTCACACATTCATCCATTTCATATGAGAAGAGTCCTGTTCCATCAAACCAATTAATCTCTTCACTTGGTGCAATAAAAATAATGACATCATTCATACGCTTACCATTGCCAAGAATTATATTGATCCTCTTATTTCGTGGAACTTGTGCTGGTGGCAAGTAACAAACTTGTCCAAATTCATTTGTAATGCATATCACTTCAAATGTCTCATTCCCCCGAAAGCAATCGCCGCTCTCTCTCTTAACGACGGGCGTTCTACTCGCTCTCTTCTTCTTTCTTTCTACAATCTCACGTGGTGCGTCATTGTAAGGTAGAAAAGTACCTCCAAATGCTGAACACATGTTCAATTCAAAATCATCAGCGGCACGTACAAACATATTAATCTGAACGTCAGGTGAGACATTGCTTGGTGCTTTAATTGGAACAGCAACCCTAATTGAAAAGGTTCCAGTGCAGAAATCCTGGAAACGATGAACCTCTTCATCATCTGATGGTACTGACATAAGAAGTTGACCTTGGTGCACGCGTTTATACGGTGTGTCAGATAAAAACGGAATCAGTACAACTATAACGTTGTCTACATTCCTAATTGTACGCGAATTTGTATACTGTGACTGTGATGTAATATAGTCAGCAGGTACAGATTGAACACCAGGATGGAAAGAGACATCAAGACGTCCCTCATGAAAGGATGTTCCAACAACATGGAACTCCAAGATTATTCCGCCACGCCAATAGGTGAAAAGATGTGATATCCATCCCAACGGTGTTGGTTCAGCTGGCAATGTTGGGTCATCAGCTAAAAGAGCAGACATAAAATAAGTCGGAGTTATCGCGGCTTGATATATAACTGTTCCAACTGGATCAGTGGCTCTCCAATTGAATGTCTGAAGAAAAGCTTTCTTCTTGACCAAATAAGCTATGTCAGTTTCGTCAATTTTCGATCCAAGTTGATCAGTCGTAATAAACATAGCCGTCGGTTCCAATGTCAATCTTTCCAAGTTCTCAGCACCACGTGAATTCGACATATATTGCTGATCTTTATTGGCAATAACCATAGGTGCTTCCATGGCATTAGGTTTATCTAAGCAATTTTCAGCTATGCTTACAACTTGCGGAACTATATCGAGGGCGCTATCAATTGCCGTCCCCAAATTCGTCCCCAATTCAGCAAAACCTCCCTCGCGTCGCACAAATGTGTATGAATTTTCTTCCTCAGCTCTTTTCAACTCATCTTTCAGAAGAGAAATATAACTAGAACCTCCTGGTCGGGGAATTTTAAATTGTGGTTTCTTGACGGATAGAAACATTTTAATCTCTACAGCAGTTGATGCTCCAGTTGCTGCAACTAATTGGTTTAATACCTGAATATGTATTTGACCCAACACATCACCTGCAGCCAAGTCTAACCACCCTTTATTGAAAATAAAAGGAATCTCTAAATCTAGCACTGTTCCATTTGCTGGGTCAAGATATCCACACTGCACGGTCGAAGCACGTGTTGGACCAAATTTAGTATAAGTATGTGCTTTAGGAACCATACTCGGCACGAAATAAGCAATTAGTCTACCCTGATGGAATCGGGAAGCTGTAATCTGAAAACGCACCACAATCTTTTCACAGTTGAAAAACAAAAATCTTAAAAATGGTGCAGACACTAAACTATTTCTCAACAAATCAGTTATAACGTCAATTCTCGTTGTTCCTAATACTGTCAATTCAGTTCCTACTGCGTCTGTTAACGCCCACGGAAAAGAACTAATTAGATTCTCTCTTTCCAACATCTGGTCTAAATCCCATGATGGTTCATTTAGATGCGCTGCCGCACGGGGAAAAACTGGAGCAACTCTACCATCAATTGGTTTGATGGCATAAGTTGCTTGTTGTTCTGACAAATGCACACCAGCCTTGCTTGTCACAACAGGTGCCGATTCATCAAGTGAAGTTGGTGCTTCCTGCACGGTATTCACTTCCTCTGGTAAATCAGCTGCCTTCTGCATGTGCCATCCTACAGGTGCCGATCCCTCTTTTTCATAATTATTATGAAATCCTTCTGGAGCCAACTCTCCTACCTCAAATTTTACTTCAGTCATACTCATTTTAAAAGTATCATTGTGTGTCTCCAAAACTATCTTATTGGTTCCGCACTTTGATTTCTGCAGTGCCTTATACAGCAGTTGCGGTTCTCGACCATCGTTCCTAGAATACCCAAAGGTACCGTAGGGATCGGGTAGCATTCCAAGTCCAAGAAACGAATCACGAAGTGGTCCAAACGTTAGCAAGTTCATTTTTGAACAAGCATCTAACATTTTATTTCTCCACTCATTGAAAGTTTCTGCTCCATAGAAAAATAAATTTCGTAGCACATCATTACAATTGTCTTGTGTTGCAATGAATGGGTCCAATTGTTTTCTAATCCAATTCATCGTATCCAAGTTTGCACTCATATCAAATAACGGCACCCATCGATCATACATTCTTCCTGAGACAGTCTTTAGGAAGGAAAGTTGTTGCACCGGTTGATATGGTATAACCTCGCCAGATTTTGTAGCAGGCGTATATATCTGATCGTACTCATAAAAGAAATCTCGCACAGTACACGCGTTGAATTCCTCCAAAAACGCGGGTGACACGGCCAAAATATTATCATCACCAGCATACTTCTCTCTCACAAATTCACGAAAATAATACAAATCATTATATGGTGCTGAAACCAAGTTTTGCCACGCTAAGCGAAACAAAACTGCATTAACTAAACTATTAACTGTGAAAGTCATGTACCAACCAGATGGCATCAAACCGGCCACCAATATAATTGCATTGTTCCTCATCCATGATACTCTTAAATATGAGAAAATCGCTTGCTCAAATAAAATACGTCTTGTCTTTCTCTCAAAGGGTGTGGAGTCAGCATAGTATGCATCAAATAAGCGTAATAGATTCATAGCAATGCCAGCTTTAAAACGCCCATCCCATTCCTCTTGATCTCCATCAAAGCCATACGGTGAACAGTCTCTAAACATCTTGATCATCTCATCCCATTCTCCCGACGCACGATTCATACCAAGCGTACTAAACGTTGAACCCCTAACACGTTGCAAGAACGAATTGAAGCCGGCGAAAGCACGCTTGTTAATCAAATATCCAGCGAGTGATCCAGCGCAAAATAAACGGGTCTTTCCAGCATCCACTTTCTCAATCTTTCTCCTTTCATCCTTAAGAGTAACAATATAAGGATCGGACGGAACTTCATCACGTTCAATACATTCATACCAGTGATCGATTACAGCCATAGCTTCTCCATTAGGTGCATAAGTTCCACTCTCACCATCAAAGAATTGCCTCTTCTCACCACGCTTCTGCGGGTTAAGCGCATGTGGGTATCCTGCAGATGTTGCCATATTCATTGAATCAACTTTCTCTGGAATTCCATTAACAGCCTCATCAATTGTTAACGTTCTTCTAATATCGCTACTATCAATAAAAGAAAGCAATTGCTCTGTCAAACTATCTATAGCAATTCTTGTCTGTTCCAATGAAAATTGCTTCGTTGATTTTCCATACTTCTTAAGCCCGTTCAGCATTGGGTCAATTTTACCTTGTGCGCGCAGCATTGCTGGTTTTGTCGTGTGTACAGTGACCTTATCATGAATTATTGATGGACATATTGTTGTCTCTCCCGAACTATGTATAGTAGTCTTCGCTGTAGCCACATACTGAGTCTTGTTGACAGATACTCCAACCTCATAAACCACCGGTTCATAAGGAAAACAATCTTCACGACAAATTTGAGATTCTTTCGAAAATGTTTTCATGTACTTCTCAATCTCATTCCTGTTAAGTACAGTACCAAAAGACTCTTCCGTGTTAGTTACTGATCCAAACGTATGAAACGCAACAACTTTCAAATTTCCATCAACCTCAGCCATCACCAATGATCCACAATCACCGGCATTGTGGTGAAATTTATAACACACATTGTCAAGAGTCTTAGTAAGTGTGCCATCACTCTCTCTTACTGCAACGGTTTTGGTGCCGTGCTGTACTGTAGTCGCATGTACAAAAATACGATGTGAATATATTTCTGAACGTGTGACATATCCCTCAGAGTTGGTCTTTGGCAAATCATTTGTCAGGTATTTTGTAATATCTGCATATGGTGACACAAATATAGGTACCTCCAAGATAGTGAGGTCCACTTTCTCAAAGTCGATTCGTTTACAATCCACAAGTTTAACTTCATACATATACTTATCAACTGATCTAAATGTAAATATAGTTATATCTCCATCACAATCTTCGAAGAAGTGAGTATTAAGGAGGAGCAAACGCCCTTTCAAAAACACACCATTCTGATACTTACCATCACTTCGTTTAACTTGAACACAATTTTGTGTGATCTTATTAATCAATTCATTGTGATTACTACCAGATTCAGGACGTGCGAAGAAAACTCTTGGTTTCGCACCGACAGTATGCGTCTCACCGGATTCGCGTGTCGTTTCAGCAAAGAACATTCTGTATGTTGCATAAGTTATTCCAAGTGCTGAAGCAGCCATCAATGCTAAATCCCCAATTGCTCCAAACTTTCTATCTATGTCATCTGCTAATGATCTTGTATACATAACGAGCAACATACATCCAAAAGGATGTAACAAAGCCGCATAGCTTTCCTTCATACATAGAGTCGCATCAGTAAATCCCTTACATTCGCCGACTGCGCTATTATACATTGCAAGAAAGTCATCCAATGGTTCTGGTGCTTTTAATTTCTCCATAGCATCATCTATCGTCGCCTGTTGTGCAAAGTGCGCTGTATATGTTTCTGCTACAAACTTCTGAATCTCACTAACAGTTTTCCTTCCATGTGAAACCATCACTCCTTTATATGTTGCAACAGTAATTTCAAACGTTTGGTCACTTCTTGCTGGATCAATTTTCTCGTTTAAGTGAATCATTACTCCCAAACGACGCTGCAGAGCTACTCTATCAGCTATTGTTTTACAATGGCTATAATCAGAGAAATTAGTATTAAGTACAACAATGGGCGAATTAAACGGTGTTCCTTTAATTCCAACATTCGCATTATCAACTGAACCAAAAGGTGGTAGGAAATTCGCCGTTGATATTATTGAGATCAATTCTTCTACGCAGACATCATCCACTTTGTGACCAAAGTCGTCATATACAAAAATCTTGTGTTTCTCAGGATTATATCCATCAAAATAATCAGATGACGTATTTCGTGTATACGACATAGCTTTAATACCTCGTAAGTCTGGTGTCTTCACAACCGATGACAAAAATACTGGCCAAGATGTTGATTTTCCTGTTCCAGGTGGTCCAAAGAGGGACAAAACAAAAGGTATAGGTCGCGTTCCACATGATGTTGGATTTATCACTGTTCGTGCAACCCTCAAATAATGATGGTGTGTTCTATTAACTACCTCATTTGGCGGATATTTTTCTGCAATGTAAAGATCTGCAGCTTTCCATGCTTCTTCAAACTTCGTCAAAGACTCAACAGTGCCTTCACGATAGAGGCGCTTATATGCTTCAATCATGTCATTAACGGGATTACCAGTTCTCATTGAGTCTGTTGCATATCGCTTACGGGGATCAGTAGCGACAAAAATCGAGGTGAGCCATTCGGGTAAATACTGCAAGAAATTGTTTATCAGTTCATGCAAATTCTTCCAACTAGAACACACGGTATTAAATGATCGCAAGGCTTCCAAGACAGTTGGTAATTTTCTCATTTGTGATGGTAAAGCAAATATTGTGTAAAACAAGTCACTTGCAGCCTCCTTCTTAACCTCAACTGTTTCAACTGACACCTCATCCATAGAAACATCATGAGATGCGTTACTTGAATGTGAAGCATTTGATTGAGTTCTTCTATTCTTGCGAAAAACAGCTCGCGGCTGCTTTGCAACAACTTTCCGCGTTTCATGCTTTT